TCTTGTCGGGTGTCTAATATTTCTGCCATCTACTATTGTCCTTGCTGTTCCCTTAACTTGTATTGTACTTGTATAGGGAACAGGGAACTTATAGTATGGGGGGGATTATAGGGGGGGTAAGGATTAGTGTGCCTTGGAACCTTGGTGACAAGGCAACTAGTAGATAAGATAAGATAGAACCATCACCGTTGGTGATGGTTGATATAGATAAGATACTATTACAGCATGGACAGTATGGTTGAAACAATGGTAATAATCTTGGCTAGTGGTATTGGAACCGTTTTGGGGTGTATTTTATTTTTGAAGGTCCTTTTTAGGAAACTTGAAGAACTTGATGACTCTATAGACTACGATTTGGAATGGTATGAATATGAATAAGGATGATGACAAATATGCACCGTCTAATGACCCTGAGGTCATTGAGGGTGCACGGATGTATTTGCGTAATGGTAAAATGAAAAAGATTCGCCAACAAGGTATAGCCCGTGAATATAAGAATCCGAAGCGTTTCGTTTCCGCTATGATGGACACCCTTACCGAGAGTGATATATCAGAGAAGTTCGCTGATGGTGATTGGCAACCTGTTGCCGAGAAGATGCTGGCAAATATTTGGAAACAACAGAACAAGATGAAAGTAGCGAGAAAATGATGCACACAAAAAAAGTTGTAAAAAAGAAGGCTAAAAAGAAAGCCGTAAAAGGTTCACATGTCATGCCTGATGGAACAGTCATGAAGGGCAAGAAGCACAAGAGTGGCTACTAAGAAAAGTCCAGCATGGACAAGGAAAGCAGGACAGAACCCTAAAGGCGGATTAAACGCCAAAGGTCGTGCCTCTTACAAAGCACAAACAGGTGGCACACTAAAACCACCAGTTACCGCTAAAGCCGCAAAGAAATCACCAGCCAAGGCTAAGCGTAGAGATGCATATTGTGCTAGGTCAGCAGGACAAGCAAAGATGTTTCCGAAGGCTGCTGCAGACCCAAACAGCCGTTTGAATAAAGCACGCAGGGTTTGGGACTGTTAATGGCAGCCAAACAGCCAGAAATCAAAATACCCTTTGACGACATCGCTGGGCTAATAAACCGTTTGGTTCAAGCAACCAAAAAAACCCCCAACAAAACCGTTGTAGGAATACATGGTTCACCACGCACAGGTTTAAGCACAATAAACCCAAGAATAGATGAATGGGGTGAATGGGGTGACTGGGAAATACCTGCGGTATTTTCCCAAATAGTTAACGCTGAAACAGGTGGACCACAACTAGAAGACCTGAACAGACTGGCAAGACATTACGCTGCAAAGAAAAGCCAACTCCCAGAAGGTACAGGTTCAATATACCTCGGGAAACAAAAACTTAAAGACATTGAAAAATTATACACTTACGACCCAGACTACGAGTTTACTAGGGTTTCAGAAAAACCTCTTAAGGTTAAAAAAGAATTAACTTTAGCAGGTAAAACAAAAGAACAACAACTAGCAGAACTAGAAAAATTCCTTAAGCGTCAAGGTATTAAAATATACAAATAGTGGCGTGGACAATCATATAAAACTCTATATGGGGTAAGGTTCCCCACAGTTTAACCCACCCCGTTTTCAACTCTGTACTCTCGCTAAGTACCGTATATATAAATAATTGCGCGACCCCCGTA